CTATTACCTTGATCCACATAGGTATAGTAGTCAATAGCACTACCAGTTCCACCGTTACCTGCTGTGTTTATAAGATTTAACTGCGTTTTGCTTTGTCCTATCGGGCCTGTGTTGTTTAGATTCAAAGGAGCAGGAGTTACAAGACCTATAGAGTTGCTGCCACCATAGATTGCTCCAGGAGCTGTAAGAGAACCATCTGCGCCAAACTGCCACAAACCACCAGTGCTGGTGGGTTTATAAAAACTATATGGGCTAGCTAACAAGGGAGTCAACGAAGCCCAGTTTGTAGCTATCGTCCAGTTAGGATCGGTTCCAGTTACTCCAGTTATTTGATATGCGTTTCCATGTGCGTCGATTATATAATCACCCACACTGACTATACTGTCTAAGTTGGCATAGGAAATAACAGTACTGCTTCCACCACTTGTTCCTGCTAGATTATATAGATAATAACGACTGCTCTGAACACAAACAGATCCATCAAGATTAACTTTGACAAACTTATTGTCATCACCTAGCACTATTTCAGTACGATTCAAATCACCGGAGGTAAGGTGTAAGTGTTGTGTCTCTGCGTTAAATGCTGTGTTATAGATGGTTAAATTGTTCCAAGGGTTATAAGCACCATTGGGCGTTAGTGCTAGGGTTCCCTGTAAATCGCCGCCGCCAATACCACCTCCAGAAACAAATTGTGTTTCTTTAACAGTTCCACCCAGTGGCAATGTTGTACTACCATCAGATCCAAATGTCCATTTTGTGCCGGGAGATGATGGTTGAAGACTATTGCCGTAAATATCCACGCTGTGCTGATTGACTACAATACCTGCTGCATTATAGCCTTTGCTGTCATCTCCGTAAGTATAGATTCTAATAGGGTCGTTAGTGCTGGATCCCCTAATATTCAATCCTGTAGCCCAAGCTGCACCAATATGATCTGCCTGTTCAAATATCTGTGCGCCCGATGAAAATGTTAGTCCGTTCGGTAATGTTAGCGTACCATCTGTGCCAAATACCCAGTCATATTCATCGTTAGTCTGTATTGTTATAGTAGTACCAACTGTGGTTAGATTGGCATATCCTACACGGTTTATATCATGTGATTTGATAAAGCCATTCTTAGGTAGATATAATGTATCATTCCTGAATACCATACTTGTCTCAGGCTGGAACGGACTAGTTGGATCAGCAGGAGTTCCAAACCAAATACCTTTTTCAGCATTGGTATTAGTCGGTGCGGACAATCCTAATCCAGTATATGCATTAAAATAATCAACAAACCCGGCGCTAGCAACATTAGTTAAATCGTCACTTGCGTGGCTCCACTGTATCCAACCTGCCGTGGTTTCGTTACCAGGTGGCATTGTTAATATACCATCTGTACCGAAACGCCATACTTGTTGACTTCCGGAATTCATATCATTGCTACCAATCTCAACACCATACGCAGGAGAACCACTATATGCTGCGGGGCGTTGACGAACATAGTTAAAGTCATCGCCAAAGAATAATTCTGAGTCCTCTCCAGCAGCTCGCATAATATGGAAATGACTTGGGCCTCCAATTTCAGGAAGCGCTCCAAACTCTATATTACCACGGCTTGTTTCCATAGTAATAACACCGTCGGCTCCTACACTAACTGAGTAGGCACCATTAACTATACTGTCTCCGCCACCACTTCCGCCACCTGCATAAGCCAGATCGCTCCAAGCAGTTGATCCATCACCATACTTTATTTGATTAGTTGTGATATCTAATCCTGGTTCACCATCGTCTAGGATAGGATTAACCCTTGCCCAGTTTGCTGTTGTATCTCTTCTAAGTTGGATCTTATTGGTCATCTTATGCTCCACCACCGTTTAATGTGTTAGTGTATGCGCCGCCGGCTCCGCCGCCATCAAACACGATACTGTTTGGTCCAAAACGTCCTGCTGAACCACCGCCATCTGCGTTAGTTGGTATAGCAAAAAATGCTAGTGCGTGTCCACCGTCTATGTCTATTTCTACTGGTGATATATCTTTTGGTAGCAAGCTCATATTGTCAGTTAGGTCGCTGACATCCATTGGTATTTCATTTATATATGCTGCTCGTACACCATCGCTATTCTTAAATGCACCGACTGCTGAAACTTGTACATCACCGGGGACATTTAAGTTACCTAATACATCAAATGTAAAGTCTTTACGTTCTTCATCATTCTTATTGATAGTTGAGATAACAACAGTGTTGTGATTAGTATCACCATTTACATTTACAAAGCTACCGCCGTTGCTATCTCCAATAACTAATCCATAGTTTGCGTTGTTAGCACGTATATGTATATCGTCTGGTGTTATAATATCTTGATATGCTTTAATCTCTAGTTGAAAATCGCTAGCTAGATGATTTGGTGATATTACTACACTGTTTCCAGTATCTGAGATAATCGCGTTCTGAGGTAATGTTAGCGCACCAGTTGAATCAAATAGCCATTCTAAATGTCCGTTGTGTGCTGGGTTCTTTATCTGTAAATGTGCTAAGTGATTAGCTGTAGTATAATCACTTCCATCCTTGTCAAAATAGAAATAGCTAGTATTATCGTCAGCTATTTCACCGTAGCTGATACCTATCCAGTCAGCGCCAGAACCAGTGCGGAACTCTAAGCCTGTATAAGGAGCTTCAAGCTGGCCAATCTGTCCATTGTTGTTGGGGAAGTTTAGTACACCATCTGTGCCAAAGCGCCAAATTTCAGAAGTGCCTGCGCCAATTTCTACACCGCCACCGTTATCTGTTTTAGGTAATTTAACATAGTTAATGTCATCACCAAAGAATAGATCTACTTGTGTAGGATCACTTTTCATTATGTGGAAATGACTTTCCCCGCCAATACACTCGTTTTGGTTGCCTAATAATATAGTGCCACGGTCTGTGCTCATAACAATGGCAGACTTGCCGTTAATAATTGTGTAGTCAGGATTGACCAAGATACCGTTTAGCAGGGCTCGGCCAGTTCCAAGATCAATGTTGTTGGTCAGCACACCTAGTGCCGCTGTGTATTGTGTGGTGGTTACTGGTACTCCGAGATTTAGGAATATCTTTCCATCTTCGCCTACTGCTACTGCATACTGGCTGGTAACACCTGGATCAATAGCGACCATGCCAGCAAATCCTGGACCATTAGCACCGCTAACATTTTCTACACCTGCGTATACTAGAGTAGGTCCACCTGCACCATCTGCGCCGCCGGTCCAGTGTCCGTATACTTGTGCGCTAAATCCGCCATTGCCTGCTTCTAATGCTATTTCAGAAGTGTTAATATCTGTGTCTACATAACTTATAGCTGTCCTAAGTTGGACACTATTATGTACACCAATGCCGCCAGCATTTAAGTATGATTCACTACCTCCTCCGATAACCGGAATATGCATAACACTATCAGTAAAAGTAAAGTTACCTAAACCAACTTCTTGGCTGATTGTTGTCCAACTTAATGAACTTCCATTAGTAGTTAATACTTTTCCGTTGTTACCTGTTTGTGTCGGTATTAGATTAGTTAATGCTGTTGTTGTAGCATAGCTACTTAATGTAGTTGATAAACTTGAGTTAGTTACATAACTACTGTCATTATCATTATATTGGTTTACCCAGCTGAGAGTCCCATTACCATTAGTTGTTAAAAACTTTCCTGCATTTCCTGTTTGATCAGGTATAGGTTCAGATGAATATGTAAGAGCGGACCAGCGTGTTGTTCCGTCACCATATTTTACTTTTCCAGTATCTATTTCTAATCCAGGTTCACCGGCAGCTAATATTAGGGGATTAACGGTATCGGCGTCTATCCATTGTTGTTTTGAACCTCTTCTTAATTTAATCAATGATGCCATATTATACCATACCTCCGTCAACTACTAGGTCTGTTTCATCAAATATTGTTGATGGAAATCCACCATCTATTAATGTATTTACACTATTTCCGCTACTGTTTGAGCCGCCATAAACTGATCCGTCACTATTTATTATATTCCCATTTGGTGGTAATACTAGATTACCACCTGGTAATATTGTAATCTCTGCACCAAAATGTGTTCCTATAGTTACTGCACCATTTGTTTGATCTTCTATATAACCGCCATTTGGTAATACAAATCTAGGAGGATTTAATCCTCCACTAAATCTCCAATGTCCTGCTCCGGCTGTTATATCAACACTAGTTCCTTGATGACCTATTACGTTATCGAATATTTCAACTTTAGCTGTACTGTCTATGTTAGCCAATGTAAGTACGTTTCCGTTAGTATGCTTGATCACATTAACATGTAATGTACTATTAAGAGGAGCTGTAATAACCCCATCTGATCCTAAACTTAGAATATATTCACCATTAACTAGCTCGTTCGTTGTTCCGCCATTAACTGTTATTGGTTGCCAACTTAAACTAGTACCATTAGTAGTTAAAAAAGAACCACCGTTTCCTAGTTGTGGAGGTATTAGATTAGGACCCAATGTTGAATAGAGCTCTGTAAAGTTATCATTGACCTTACTAAAGGCCAGTCGGATAGTATCTCCGTTTTTAGTATTAGCTCCTGTACCTAAGTTAATTTGTATTTGTGACATAATTCTACCTAGAAATCTTTATCTATCGTATTTATCAATACCAATAAATACTATACCATGCCACGCTTATCGCTCTATAGACCGGAAAAAGGTAACGATTATAAGTTCATAGACAAACAGATCTATGAGATGTTTCAAATCGGAGGAACGGATGTTCTTATACACAAGTATATAGGACCTATAGATCCTTCCGATCCAAATAAAGCAACTAGTCCTACTACTATACAAGATGTATTATTTTTAGAGAATAGAGACCGAAAGTACGATTCAACAGTTTATGTTATACGTGGTGTATACAATGTTCAAGACATTGATTTTAATTTAAGTCAGTTTGGACTTTTCTTACAAAATGATACGATCTTTATGACTGTACATATTAATAATAGTGTAGAGACATTGGGAAGAAAAATAATGAGCGGGGACGTATTGGAGTTACCCCACTTAAAAGATGATTTTGCTGCAAATAACTTTTCAGTTAGTCTTAAACGTTTTTATGTAGTCGAAGATATTAATAGAGCAGCTGAAGGGTTTTCAGTTACTTGGTATCCGCATCTCTATCGATTAAAATGTAAACCTATAGTTGATAGCCAAGAGTTTAAAGATATATTTGATTTGCCGCAAAATACCGATTCGTTTGCTGGAGATTATGATAGTTCTAAAACTTATTATCCTGGACAAGTGATAAAAGCTTCAGGTGTTCTATACACTGTTACTGCTCAATGCACAGGCATCGAGCCTCCAAACACTGATTATTTTTCTCCTCAAGATCCAAGTACTAGTTTAAGAGCACTAGTGAGTACATACAATATTAATCTAGCTATTAATAATAGCATAATAGCAGAAGCTGAATCCGACTCTCCTAAGAGTGGATATAATACTCAAAATTTTTATACTTTACAGTTAGATGAAAACAATAATAGTGCATTGTTAACTGTAGATAATCTTGATATTTCTATAGATGACGCAGATACTACTGATATGCAAAATCTTTCTCCTGAAAGAACCGCTTATCCAAATACAATAACACAAGGTATTCCTCCAAATGGATTACCTTATGGTTTTGGTATTCAGTTTCCGGAAAGTTCTGCTATCGGTGATTTCTTCTTGAGAACTGATTACTTACCTAATAGACTTTTTAGATTTGATGGTCGTCGCTGGATAACATTTGAAGAAAAACTCGGTATGAATATGACAAATACCGACGATAGAGAAACGCAAAAAACCAGTTTCATTAATAATACTGATACTAGTAATCTTAAACCGTTAATAACTGATACATTTAAGATTGATAGAAATAGAGTATTTTCAATCAATGAACCTACGCTGTCAATTGACATTTTAAGTAAGAAAGTTATTACTCGAACTGACTATAATCCAAACTATGGTGTTAATGCTTATTTAGATGAAGATAAAATGCCAATAGTTTCTATAATAAATGAAGGTGGTAAGTTAGCTTTTATAACTCGTTATGATCTAGTTGAAGGACATATGTTTAGTTGGACTATATATCAAGAGAAGGTAAATCAAAGAGTATCTCTTAGTAAAGTATTAAGACCTCGAGCTGATTTTTAAGGAGAAATAATATTCAATTCTTTTATGATGGACAGATACGAAGATATCTAGCACAAATGATACGTATGCTCAGCGATTTTAAAGTCAAAGCCGGTGATGGTACCGAAACGATCGTACCGGTTATGTATGGTGATATGAGTAGACAAGTAGCTAATGTTTTACGTGATAACTCTGAAAATAAAGTTATTAATACTCCTAGGATCGCATTATATATTACTGCTTTGGAACTAGATAAAGAACGTCTTAGCGATTCAAGTTTTGTTAGTAAAATAAATGTAAGAGAACGCGATATAAATGATGATTATAACTCCTATACCCATACACAAGGCCAAGGATGGACAGTTGAACGTATTATGCCAACTCCTTATAAGCTAACAGTTAAGGCTGATATATGGTCAAGCAATACTGAACAAAAGTTACAGATATTAGAACAAATTTTAGTATTGTTTAATCCAAGTCTTGATATACAAACTACTGATAACTATATCGATTGGACTAGTTTAACTTCTGTTTATCTAGATGATGTTTCGTTTAGTAATCGATCTATTCCTGCAGGCGTTGATAGTGAGATCGATGTTGCAACATTAACTTTTATAACTCCGATTTATATTTCTTCACCGTCTAAGTTAAAGAGACTTGGAGTTATTGAAACTATTGTAATGAATATTTTCAACGAATCGACTGGTCAAATTAATACTGACTTTATCTATAATAAACCAGATTCTACAGTTTATGTTACTCCAAATAACTTTGGAGTAATGGTGATCGACAACACTATTAGATTATTGCATGAATCTGAAAGTATTAGTGCCAATAATAATCAAATAGATGTTCCTCATAAGTACGGATTAAATGTTAACTGGTATCATTTGCTTGATCAATACGGAAAGTTTCATGCTGGACGTAGTAGAATATATTTAAGAAAAGAAGATAATACCGAAGTTGTCGGTACTGCTTCTATTAATCCTAATGATGAATCATTAATGATAGTTAACTGGGATCCAGATACGTTTCCCACTAATACAGTCATTAACGGTAGAGGAACTATAGATGCTATTATTGATCCGGAAACTTATAATCCAGGTACAGTTGTTGCCGGAATAAGATATTTAATTTTATCGGATATAGGAAGTGATAAAAATAATCCAGGACCAGTTGCTTGGAAAAACTTAGACAATAGTGACTTTGTAGCTAAAGCAAACGATATTATTGAATGGGATGGTTCTAGATGGAGTATTATTTTCGATTCAACTCAAACTACAGAAACTACATATGTTACTAATCTACGTACTAGTGTACAATATAAATGGGATAGTGAATATTGGGTTAAGAGCTTTGAAGGCGAATATACTGCTGGATGGTGGCGTTTAGTATTGTGATTAAAAAAACTAGAGGAAGCGGTGCATTATTTTGCAGCCAAAAAACAAAACGTATTTTATTATTACAAAAAGCTTCCGGTAAAAAAGAAGGTATATGGGGGCTTGTAGGCGGAAAAACTGAAGCTAACGAAAACTCATGGCAAGGACTTTGTAGAGAAGTAGTTGAAGAAATCGGATTTTTTCCTGAAGTTATTAAATCAATACCATTAGAAACATTTATCAGTGATGATAATAACTTTAACTTTCAAACTTATTTTTGTATAGTTGAAGATGAGTTTGTTCCAATATTAAGCCATGAACATATGTCTTGGGCCTGGTGTACATTGGATCGTTGGCCAAAGCCAATACATCAAGGTATTAAAAATACAGTATCTAGTAAAATAATAAGAGCTAAACTAGATACTATATTTGCTGTGATAGACTCTATTAAACCTTAGAGCCTACCAACTACTACTTCAATAACTCCAGTATCACCATCAAAATCTTCTAATGCTTTACCGATTACAGAACCTAACTTAGGATCTTCTTCAGCCCTAGCATATCCGTTTCCTGCTGATACCATCATATCACCTTTGCGTACTGTTCCTTGTACTTTACATGGTACACGTCCGGTTAATGCTACTGTTACTACGAACTCAGATTCTAAATCTGAATTCATTAGATATGCAGGATCTGTAGAAACTATACCGGCTATCTTTCTGCTCATGTCTCTAATAGATAAAGTAACTTCTTTATCTCCGCCAAAATCTACTACAGTTCCGGGCTCATAGACTGCATCAGCAGTATACTTTTCTGCTAAGTCAGCATATTGTGCTGATGTTGCTGTACCATATATAGTTGACCATTTTAGGCTAGAAGTTCCTAAAGTTTGTGTATTAGTAACTACCGGAAACATATTTCCGCTAGAATCAATTCTAACACGTTCTGGTATCGATGTTGCGCTTACTGTACTAGTTCCAGTACCAAATGTTATTCCACTAGGATTATTAGTACCGTTAAACTGTATAAAGCCCATCCAAGTTGAATCGATTTTTTCCTGTATCCTTGTACCAGCACTAATCCAACTAGTACCTGCACTATCTCTAACTTCTGTTATTTCTAAACTATTTCCGTTAGCATCTGATGATGCTAGCTTTTGCATCAATACTTGATTGCCAGATGTTCCACCTAATGTTCCGGAGTTTATCGTAGAAGTCCAGTTTCCAGTAGTGTTATTAGTAACTGTTAAACTAGTTAATGTTCCAAGACTTGTTAAGCTCGAACTTGTTACTCCGCTCGCTAATATGTTTCCTGTTAATGTACTAGCTGCTGCGGTAACTGTAATATCAGCTGATCCATTAAATGCAACACCATTTATATTTCTTGATGTTGTTAATGTTGCTGCTGAACCAGTAGTATTTTGATTTAGTGTAGGAATATCAGCAGCAGCTATTGTACGGAATGTTGGAACACCAGCTGATCCATTTGGTGCTGCTAAGAAATAGTTAGCAGTTTTACTTGCGTATGGATTGAGTGTGTCACCATATCCAGTTGCTAGTGCTATTGTAACTGCTGACGAACCATTATAACTTGTTCCACTTAATCCAGTGCCAATAGTTAATGTATTACTTGATGCTGATGAAATAGTAATATCAGCAGATCCGTCAAAAGGTACACCATTAATATTTTTAGTAGCAGCTAACTTAGTTGCAGTTGCAGCGTTTCCAGTAGTAT